AATGGATCGACAACGGCATAACCAAAGCCGTTCGTTCCAGTAGTTAGAGTATGAACCGTTTTCATACGGCGCATCTCTACATGCCCATTATAAACCACAGAGCCAGAAGGCCTGGGGTATGGGTTACAAGTACGTGGGTCGACAGCATGCTTGATATAATCAAGAGTCTGTTTCGAAGCACACTCTTCCGCTGCACGAGCTAAGCTCTCAGAATGAGATTTAGCCGATACGCCGCGATCTTTCGCAGCAAGGTTGTGAGACTTCAATGTTTTCTTGTTGAGGTTTGACTTCATCTGGGTGACTAACGACTCGCAGTTAGTTGCTTACGCCTAAGGGGTAGTTGATAAATTCACTGGGTAATTTGTTCAACCATTTTTGCACAATAAGTGCACCCCACACCCAGACAAGAATGGTAGGCCGCCTTCCTAAGGGCCTCCAATTCCTTGTCAACATCTCTCCAAGAACGTATCGCTGGCATTTTTGGTAACAGGAGTTGGGTTTTTCCGTCAGCAGGCTTGATAAGCCTGCTGATAGGTTCCTCCCATTCACCCCCAATTCCAAGAACCTTAGGTCGTTGGATTTTATGGACAGTTATAGGGTTTCGAAATGGAGTTAGTTTTCTACAACCAACTTTATATTTCTTACTACCTCCTACTGCCTCCAAAATCATAGTTTTTTGGAGAGGTGTGATATAGGGCTCGGTCCAATCTTGGCGTAGACCGAGCCCACCAGCAATTTCCGGGACAAAGAAGTTCATTCCCCGTTTGCTAACCTTTTTCAGGATAGGATTCCAAATAGGGCTAGAGCAGAACCACCGCCATAGCTGTTCATGACAGTATTCGGGCGAGTCTGCAAAAACCCTGTTCCAAATTCGTGGGTCCAAGCTTTTTGATCCAAACTTATCAGTTCCGTTTATTAAACTGAACCTAAGTATGGGTAATTGCTTGCCTTGTTGGAGCGACCATAGCTTCGAATTGAAACTGAATTTATCGGAATCTACATAAGTTTTGCGCAAGTTAATCTCCCAAAGTTTTGACATAAAGTCGAAATAATAATTACACATCCGTCGCGGTATGATAATAATCTTATCATCACCGTTAATTCTGACGAATCGACAATTATTAGGAAAGTTTTTCGAATTGAAAAAAGCATTACTTGCAGCAAGGTGTATGGTTAGCAAAGTTACAAAGGAGCGCCTATCCCCCATAAGTTGAGAATTAGTTTGAATGACTTGAGGTAGTTTCGAATTTTTTGGATAAGAAACTATTGCTCCAGCCCAGCTTTTTTGATTGACATTAGCTGCGACCTCAGTCCAAGGGTCATCTCGATCGAAGAATAGATCGGACACTCTAGAGGATAGGTCGGGGCAAATTGAATCAGTAGCTGCACTTGCGTCATCACTAATTATTACAGGTTCTTCACCTAATTTTCTAAGATTCTCCATTACGAGTCGCATCTTATTAAGATCGTACTCGGAGAAATCTTGAGGTACGCCAAATTCGTCAACATAAGATTTACCGGAAGAAATTTCTGGTAAACGCTGAAGACGATTCTGTGCATACTTTTGAAGGTTCCCCCAGCCGTTACTCTCACAGGAATGATGAGTTGAAATAACACGAACTTTAAGGGGTTCGGTTAAAGCAACAACATTCCTGCGCAGTTGGCCGGAATCTAGGATGAAGGATAGATGTGTTAGGAGATCAAACACTCGAGGCTTCATAGGTGCAAGGTATGTAACGACACCAAAGTCGTTAACATCGAAATGACGTACGATTGGACGGAGGTTTCCCTCTCTATCTATATCGTTTTCATCAATATCGTTGTAATAACCATACCCGCCGCCTTGTGCAGCCGTACATTCAATACAAGCACGTTGGGATATATTCTCAACTGGTGTGCTTGGATGAATTGTGTAAGTCCTAAAAAGGTCACATCTCTCAAGTAGGCGCTCCGCTTCAGTAACAACGGAGAGGACAAAAGCCTCGTTTTGACGAGGCGGAGCCGTAACAGCTCGAGAATGCTTTTCCAGTTCCACTTGAATAAATTCAGGTGGGACCCTAGGGCAAACTCTTTTCAATTGAAGAGCTGTATTGGCAAAAAGTAAAGACCTCGCATTCTTTCTTCTAAGCGCTGTTTTTATGTAGCGGCGGCCTGGTCCATAAACAGGACAAGGGTCAAAACTACATGTTTTAAGCGCATAGGAGAGCGG